CTCACCCGGCCCGAAATCCAGTGCCCCCGCGCATAGTTCCCGCCATCCGACCACAACTCGAGATTGGCGGGAAAATAGGGATAGGGCCGCGCATCCCAGGCCCAGACATGGGCCCGCGCCATATCGACCATTGGGCCGCCGTAGATCTCCGAGATCGGGTTGTTCTCCGGCGCTGCCCAATGCGCCAGCACCGCCGCCAGGTAGCGGCGCTGTATCAGATCGTCGCGCCGCCCGTTGGAATGGCGCGGCAGCGCCGATTCCGAGGATTTCGGGTCAAGGAAGACGTTGGGCTGATTGGTGCCCTTGTCCACCGCCGGGCAGCCGAACTCGGTGAACCAGATGGGCTTGGATCGCGGCACCCAGCCCGTGGGCTCGTCCACCCGCACCCCGTCCGGGCGGTCGTGATGATCGTTGCTCCACCACGACAGCAGGTCCTTGTAGCGAAACACCCAGGGCTCGCCGTAGGCGCCATCGGTGATCGGCGTGCGGTTCTGCGCCGCCCGCGCCTCGGGCGCGTGGTAGTACCAGTCGTAGCCCTCGCCGCCGGCGACATTGCCGCGCAGGTAGTCCAGGTCGTAGATCGATCCCCAACCGGCATCGGCGTGGTCGTCGCCGTCGCGCCAGTCCGACAGCGGCATGTAATTGTCGATGCCGATGAAATCGATCTCCGGGTCAGCCCACAATGGGTCGAGGTGGAAATACACGTCGCCGCTGCCGTCCTGCGGATGGTAGCCGAAATATTCCGACCAATCGGCGGCATAGCCCAACTTCACCCCGGCCCCGAGGATCGCGCGCACATCGGCGGCCAGTTGGCGGAAGGCCTGCACCGCAGGAAAGCTCGCGCCTGCCCCCCGGATCTGGGTCAGCGACCGCATCTCCGAACCGATGCAGAAGCCGTCCACGCCTCCCGCCGCGGCGCAAAGTTGCGCGTAGTGCAGGATGAAGCGGCGGTAGGACATCTCTGCCGGCCCTGTATAGTCCACCCCTTGGACGGTGACGGTGAAATCGCCCGGCGCAGCACTGCCGAAGAACGCCGCCACCTCGGCCTCCGCCGCCGCCGTGCCGTCGGGCGTGCCGTCAAGCCCCGGCGCAAGCTCGGTCGTGATCCGCCCGCGCCATGGCAGCGGCGGCTGGCCCGCCTCCGCCGTCCAGGGATCGGTCAGCATGTTGCCGTCCATCTGTTCCATCAGCAGGAAGGGATAGAAGACCACCGACTGGCCCGCCGCGTTCAAGGCCGCGATCCCCTCGATCACCGACAGGTCGGTGGGCGTGCCGCCATAGACCGGGCCTGCCTCCGTCTCTGGCACCGTCCCCGCCTCGGCCCGGCTTTGACCGGAGACGGACCACGGCATGTCCGCGGCCTCCACATCCGCGCGCTCCACCCGCGGCCGCACCGAACAGCGCCCGGCCCGCAGATCGTCGCCGAACCATGACACCACCAGCGAGACCGAACCGCAGTTCGGCACCTCGCCGGTCAGCGCGTCCAACGCCGTCTCCAGATCGCTCTTTCCCGAGGCGCTGTTGAGGTTGGCGGCCCGCGTCCCGCCGCCCGCATCGGTCACATAGACCGGTGTGGTCGCCAGAGCATATTCCCCCGTGCCGGGTATCAGCGCGACCCCCTCGATGGCGCGCGCCACATCCGGCACGCCCGCCGGGGCAGGGCGGACGACCTCAAAGGAGAATTGCGGCACCCGGTTGCCGTAGGGGCCCAGCGCCAGATCCTCGATCACGACATAGGCGATGCCGCGATAGGCGGGCGCCATGCCCGCCCCCTCCACCGCCTCGATCTTCGGATCGGGCAGCTGATCCTCGCTGCCGGTGTAGACCCGCAGGTTCAGATCGGCCGGCGCAATCTCGGCCCCGTCGGCCCAAATGCGCCCGACGCGCCCAATCTCGCCCTCGCACAGCGCGATGGCCAGCGAAACGGAATAGGAATACGCCTCCGTCTTCGGCCCCGACGGCACGCCCTTGCCGGAGCCGGAGACCGTGACCTCCTCCACGAAATCCGAGGCCCAGATCACCTGCCCGGCCAGACGCAGCCGGCCGAAGAGACACGGAACGGCACGGCCCTCGCCCGCGCCGGTGAGGCGAAATTGCTCCACCCTCCCCTGCTCCACCGGTTCGCTGCCCGCGCCCAGGATCGCCTGGTCAAGGGCCCGGCCCAGCGTCGCGCCCATCGCCCGGCCGATCACCACCGAGGACAGCCCCAGCACACTGCCGCCCAGCGAAGCGCCGGCCGCCGCGCCCGCCGCGGAGAGAAGTATCGTGGCCATCAGGACCTCCTGTCGTCGAAGGGAAAGGCGAAGCGGGCGACGATCCGCCGTCGCCAGGGCGCGCTCAGCGTGTTTTCGATCACCCCGTGCCGGCTGTAGGCATGGATGAACCGGTCCGGCGCCGAGGCGATGGCCAGATGCTTCGCAACGCCCGCCTGCCGCATGCGGAACAGCAGGACCTCGCCCGGGCCCACGTCGCCCTGGGGCAGACGGTGCAGGTGCCGCGCGGCGGCCTGCCAAAGCCGCTCCTCTCGCCCGGCCTCGGACCAGTCGGCGGCATAGGGCGGCACCGGCTCCGGCTCGGTCCCGAACAGCTCCCTCCAGATGCCGCGCACCAGCCCCAGGCAATCGGCCCCCGCCCCGCGAACCGACGCCTGGTGCACGTAAGGTGTGCCAATCCAGCGCCGCGCCGCTTCCACCACCCGGCTCATCCCTGAAGGCTCCCGCCGTCATTCGCCCCTGGCTGGGCAGGATGGGCCATCAGCCAATCGTCGCCCGGGATATGTGGGAAGCCACGGAAATTCAGCAGGTTGTCGAACTTCAGCCGGCAGGTCTCCGCCCGCTTGTCGCATCCCGCCTCCAGCCGCAGCATGTCGCCGGCCACCAGCCCAGCCGGCAGCGCCTGCCACAACTCCACCCGCCGCGCGCTGCCCTCCAGCCGGTCGTTCTTGATCACGGCGACCGCCCCCTCGGACGCGCCGGAGAGCACCAGCAAGCGCCCCTTCTCGAACCAGCGATCGGCGAAGCCGGTGAAATCCGCGAAATGCAGCACGCGGTCGCCCTCCACCGCCTCTGCCGGCCGCTCGTCGAAATAGCCAAGCGCGTCCAGATCGACCCGGCAGTCCGCATCGCCCAGGATGGCCGAACAAGGCTTCTGGAACACCCGCCCCTGCGGCTGGTTCAGCGCCTCGGCCAGCCCCCGCAACTCGGCCCGGAAGGCGGTGCCGTCGCGCTCGATCTCGCCCAGCGTGCCGCGGAGCAGCAGCGCATGCTCCGCCGGATCCGCCCAGTTGACCAGCCAGGCCACCACCTCGGCCCGGTCGTAAAGCCCGGCCAGAATGTCAGCCTCCATCAACCCGCTGTCGGAAAGGATGCCCGCCGCCTCGCTATTGTCCACCGACAGCCCCGTGGTCTGCTCCAGCGCCCGCGCGCTCAGCCCGTCGCGCGCCCGGAAGACGATGCCGTCGAAGCCGACCTGCGCGTCATGATCGGTGAAAGCCAGCACCGCGCCGTCACGCCGGGTGATGCGCCAGCACCGGCACAGGCTGGTAGCGCCACTGTCCAGATGCGCCTGAAGTTTCGCCGAGACCGCCATCAGACCCGAACCTCCACCACCGGCACGTTCGGCACTTCGCCCGCCTTGAAGCTGGCCACGGACACCTGGATCACCGGCGTGTCGAAGCGCACCGGCACGTCGAACTCGAACCCCGCCGTCACCAGCACGCCTGCCGCCGGCGCGACGTCCAGCGTGGCGACGCCGGTTGCGGGGTCCAGCGAGAAGCCGGCGCCTTCGCGCACCAGATCGCCCTCCAGCCCCAGCGCCACGGTGCCGACCACCGGCTTTGCGATCGGGCGGGCATAGGCGGTGTCTCCCGCGCCATAGGTCTTGGCCAGTTGGAAGGCGCGCGTTCCTCCGTCTCCGGTGCCGATCAGCTGATCGCCATAGGCCGGCTCGGCCGTCACGGAACAGGATTTGTAATCGGCCCAATCCTTCCAGCGGAACCCGTGCAGCTGCCCGCGCCGCGCCTCGAAAAAGGCGATCAGCGCCTCCACGTCCTCCAGGCTGCGCAGCCCCAGCCCCGCGTCGTAGCGACGGCGCGCATGGGCCCAGGGCGTGTTGCGCGCCTCAAAGCCGTTGGCCAGCGTCACGATCTCCGTGCGCCGCTCCGGCCCGCCGACAGAGCCGAAGCTCAGCCCGTCGGGAAATCTCACCTCGTGGAAAGCCATGCATCCTCCTCAGCGGTTGCGCTGACCGCGCGCCAGCGCGCGCGTTAGCTGCGCCGCGACCTGTGATTGCGAGCGGCGGAAGCCCTCGACATCGGGCGTGGTGATGTTGACCACCACGGAAGGCGCGCGCCCGCCGCCCTCGGCCCGGACCCCCAGCCGCCCGTCGGCGCCCCGAGACAAGGGCATGATTGCCTCGGGTCCGGCCTCGCCCATCAGCCCGGTCGCGCCGCGCATGGGAAACATCACGGGCGAGGAAACAACGCCGCCCGTGGCAAAGGGGATGACCCGCCCCTGGGTGAAGGCGCCCCCCTGGGCGAACGGCGAAAGCCCGCCCATCAGCGCCCCCACCCCGCCCGCGATCAGACCCCCGACATGGCTGGTCACCGGCTTCAGCGCGGCATTATAGGCGGCATCGGCCATGGATTGCGCCACGCCGCGCAGCGCCTCCGACAGCTTCATTCCGTCGAACACCATGCCGTCGATCGCCCGCCGCAACCCCCGGCTGATGCCGCCGCTCAAAACCCGCACGTCGCGGCCGGTATCGACCACCGTGGCCTGCATCTGCCGCAGCTCACCCTGGAACGCAGCCAGAACCACCTGCGCCCCGCCGGCGCTTGTCTCCAGCTCCTCCAGCTGCACGTCCAAGGCCTCCAGCTTCTCACTCTCCGCCATTCGTCCCCCCCAGCTTGTCCGGATAGGCGGCGGCCAGCTCGGCCAGGCGCCTACGCCCCATCGGGGCCGCCCCGCCGGCGCGGCCCAGCATCATCAACAGCTCGGCCGGGGTCAGCGCCCAGAAGTCCTTCGGCGCAAGCCCCCGGCCCGCGATCCCGGCGCGCATCAGCGCCGCCCAGTCAAACCGCATCGCCATCCGGAAGCGCGAAGGCCCGCGCCAGCAATTGCCCCGCCGCCTTCGCCGCCGCCACCGGCCCGCCGGCCACCTCGGCGCTCAGCAAATCCGCGGCGGTGCCGCGCCAGCCGCCGCCGCGCAGGCCCGCCACCAGCACCGCCAGCACGTCGCGGGTAGAAAACACGCCCCCCTCGAAACGCTCGAT